TAATCCACGGCCAGACAACGACCCAGAAAATGTAGAAATATTTATTGGATTTAATTACGACATATTTGCTGATCGCAGATTAACAACTAATGTTGGAATTTCTGGCACAGCGTTTTCTGGACTTTCATCTTTAATTATTAACACAAATTTAGATGTAAATGGCGTTGGTGGTTCAGGAGGAATTGGGGATGAAATTGTTCAGCTTGATCCTGCTGTAAGTGGTATCTCTGGAACTGGCGGTGTTGCTGTTGATCCTGCCCAAGTTGTGACGCTGGCAGTGACGGTTCAAAATGTTGGCGGGGCAAACAAATACTTCATCGCTGGCGTTCAGCAAGACACGCTGGAATTGATGGAAAGCAGAACGTATTATTTTGATCAATCAGCAAACAGCAATTCTGGGCATCCACTCAGGTTCTCATCCACTCCAAACGGAACGCACGCTGGGGGAAGTGAATACACCACAGGAGTGACAACGTCAGGAACGCCGGGACAGGCAAATGCTTACACCCAGATAGTTGTCGCAAATTCTGCACCGACACTTTATTATTATTGTTCGGTACATAGTGGAATGGGGGGAACGGCTAACACACCACCATTTGCTTCTGTTTCCATAGAATTAGAAAATACATCACTAACAGGAGTGGCTGGCGTTGGTGGTGTTGGTGATGAAATTCCTGCTGTTCATGTGACAGGAGTTTCTGCAAGCGGTGGCACAGGATCAGTCGGCGTTGAAACTCCATCAGTCATGCCAACACCAAATGGTGTATCTGGAAATGGTGATGTAGGCTCTGAAACACCAGAGATATCAATTGCTGAAACTGGCGTTGGAAGCACAGGCGGTGTTGGAAACATAACCGAAGAAGGCACTGAAGATGCGACTGGGGTCTCTGGAACAGGAGCAATCGGTGCAGAAACTCCAGAAATGTCAGAAGCTGTTTCTGGGTTGGCTGGCAATGGCGGTGTTGGAACGTCTAGCTTTGAATTAACCAAACCTCAATCTGGCGTGGCTGGAAGCGGTGGTGTTGGTGTTGAAATTCCTGTCGCACACCCAAGCGGAGTTTCTGGTGGTGGTGGTACAGGCGCGGTTGGCGTTGAAGCTCTTGAAATATCAATTAATGAAACTGGGGTTGGTGGCGCGGGTGCAATCGGAAATTCGATATATATTGCTGATTTGCAAACTGGCGTTTCTGGAGTTTCTGGTGATGGTGAAACTGGATCAGAGGCAATAGAGACGAACAAAAATTCCACTGGTCTTGCTGGCACAGGAGCGGTTGGTGCAGAAATTGTTCAACTCTTCCCAAGCCAAAATGGAGTTTCTGGCTCTGGAGGGGTCGGATCAGAAAACATTGATATATCATCAGCAGCCTTATCAGGCGTTTCTGGCACAGGTGGTGTTGGCACAATAACTGAAGAAGGAACTGAAGAAACTACTGGAGTTTCTGGAACAGGCGGCGTAGGCGCTGAAGCAATTCAGCTAGAAATCGTTGAAGTTGGTGTGTCTGGAACAGGTGGTGTTGGTAATGAAAGCATCCAAGCGGATGCGATTATAACAGAAACTGGCGTCAGTGGCACAGGAGCAGTTGGATCAGAAACACCAGAGCTATCAATCGTTGAAACTGGGGTTGGTGGCACAGGCGGCGTTGGAAGTGCCGTTCCAGAAGAAGAGTTTGGCTGGGGTGTTGGAACGTGGGGCGATGGAACTTGGGGAGACATTGCTGGCAGGCCACATCCATCTGGTGTAAACGGCACAGGCGGCGTTGGAACGACTTCTGTCTTGCTGATAACAACTTGGGGTCAAGGTGGCTATGGCGAAGGAACATGGAATTGAGGATAAATAAATGAGTTACACAACACTCAAAGCCCAAATCCAAGATTTTTTGGAAGATGACTCGACAGAGTTTGTCGCATCAATTGACACAATAATAGCGCAGGCTGAAGAAATGGTATTTCAGCGACTGCCAAATATGCCATGTTTTCGCCAAACGTCTGCTGCGGCTAATCTTGTGCAAGGCACAGCGTCATACACAATTCCCACGGCGAGAATGATTCGACAGGTATCAATTACCGACACAAATGTTGTGACGTATCTCGACCATAGGATTGATTCTTACATTCGAGACTATTGGCCCAATGCGGCGACGCAAGGCACCCCACGAATGTACAGCACAGATAGCGCAGGAACGGCTGGGACAGTCATTACATTAGCGCCAACACCCTCTGCGGCATTGGCCTATAGCGTAGATTTTATCGCCCCTGAGACGGGGCTAAGTAATGCCAATCCAAATACTTGGATTGACACTAACGCCTCCACAGTTCTTCTTGCTGCGGCTCTGTACGAGGCTTCTGCGTTTTTAAAAGCGCCAGAAACTTTATCTCTGTATAAAACCCAGTTTGACGAAGCAGTCCAACTTACAGTACAAGAGATGCAACGTGACTACGCAGCAGAATACAATGGAGGCATATAATGGCTATCACACAAGCAATGAGTACGCTCTTTAAAAAAGACGTATTGTTGGGCGACCATCATCTCGACAGCGACAGTATTTATATTGCGCTGTATACTAGCAGCGCGACACTGAGCGCGGCAACGGATGGTTATATAACCAGTAATGAAGTTGCCAACGGCAATGGATACGCCACTACTGGTATTGCATTGACAAGCAAGGCGGTAACTGAAAACAGCACAAGCGGTGTTTTTGATGCGGCTGACCCAGAATGGACAAGCGCAACATTCACAGCCCGTGGCGCATTGATCTACAACAAGACGCTGGGCGATGCATCTTCAAACTCAAGAGGTGCAATCGCAATTCTTGATTTTGGCGGTGACTTTTCTGTTTCTGGTGGTACTTTTAAAATTGTATTCCCAGCAGCAACTGCAAACAATGCAATTGTAAGGATCGACTAAAATGGCTTCAACCTATGTAAACGACTTACGCCTCAATGAAATGGCGACTGGCGATCAGTCGGGATCATGGGGAACAGTCACAAACCTAAACTTGGAAATGATTGCAGAGGCATTTGCTTACGGCACTGAAGCTATTGCGAATGCCTCTACACATACGGTCACTGTCCCAGATGGTGCCAAGGGTGATGAACGAAGGTTCTATCTCAAATGCACAGGCGGTGGTCAGGCTTGCACAGTCACACTTGCACCAAACACCGTTTCAAAAGTTTGGATGATTGAGAATGCAACTAGCTATACTCTGACATTCACTCAAGGCTCTGGAGCCAATGTTGCAGTGCTTGCTGGTCAGGTCAAAATGATTGCCACAGATGGCGCAGGATCAGGTGCAGTAATTTATGATCTTTTGACAGACGTAAATCTGGCTGGGACAACTGTAACTGACATTATAACTGCGAACCAAGCCACCGTCGATGATATCGATTTAAATGGCAAAGTCATTACGATGACTGGGTCATCAGGCGACACAGCCACAATAACTGTTGCAGCAGATGGTGCGTTGGCAATAGCCACAACAGACGCAGCAGCAGCAGCAGCCGACATATCTATTACGGCTGACGGCACTTTTACAGCCACCGCAACAACTATCACTTTAGACAGTGCTGGTGACATCGTTCTTGATGCTGATGGTGCAGATGTAATATTTAAAGATGGCGGCACATCTATTGGTCAATTCACAAATAGTTCTAGTGATTTTGTCATCCAAGCAAATGTGCAAGACAAAGACATTTTGTTTAAAGGCGATGATGGTGGTGCTGGAATAACTGCTTTGACGCTTGATATGTCTGCGGCTGGTGCGGCTGCTTTTAACTCTAGCATTACCTCTGGCGGTGCAGCAGTCAAAGTTGCTGGCAAGGAAAGTATTTATGTCCCTGCGGCGGCAATGTATCCAAGCACGACAAACCCATGCTCTGATTTAACGCAAGTTGAAACAACAGCACTTCGACCTGATTTAAAAGTTTTGGATTTTGCTGATGGTGCAGACGATTTTGCTCAATTTACCATAGCATTCCCTAAATCTTGGAACGAAGGCACAGTTACGTTCCAGCCTTTCTGGACAGTGACAGGCACAAACACTGGAACGGTTGCTTGGCAGCTTGCGGCGGTGGCGATTACAAATGACGAAAGTATTAACACAGCTTTTGGAACACAAGTAGCTACAACTGCTTTGGCTTTTTCTGGAACATCAAATGACTTGATGGTTTCGGCAGAAAGTGGTGCTGTGACTATAGCTGGAAGTCCAGCAGCAAATGATATGTGCTTTTTCCAGATTAACCGAGACATTAGTGCTGATACACAAAGTGGAGCGGCACGGTTAATTGGCATCAAGATATTATTTACCACAGATGCGGCAAATGATGCGTAGGAGCAAAAAATGACAGGTTTTGGCTATAATGTCAGTGGTTTTGGGTCATTCCCTAGTCGTGGTTTCACTTATGATATGAGCTTTCCAGTTACTTTTAAAAATGGCGCAAGTGCAAGAGCCACTGGGCTTGACCTTAGTTCTATGCGTTCTGATCTCAATAGTTCCACCAGCGAAACTTGGGCAAATGACAGCAGGGCGCTTGATCTAGCTACTGTTAATGGTTCACAACGAAACGGTTATTATCTTTGGACAGTGCCTTACGCTGGGGATTTCACATTTCGTGCGGCGGGAGCTTCTGGTGGTGCTGGATACGGAACTGGTGGTGGTTCTGGATATGTAAGATCGATAACAGTCTCTGCTTCCGTAGGAGAAAAATTCATTATAATAGCTGGGTCTGTGGGTGGTGCAGGTGCTTATTATATTGGTGGTGGAGGTGGTTCTTTTGTTGCAAGAGAAGATGGAACCCTCCTCGTCGCGGGTGGCGGTGGCGGAGGCGGTGGAGGCTATTATAATAATACTGGTCAGCCTGTTGGTGGTATGGGAAGTGGCTATAATGCTGGGTCAGGCACCGACTCAACTGGCGGTGTTAGCAGCGGCACTAACACCAATGGGACTACACGAATAAACACCAACACAGGAAATGGCGCTCCGGGGGCTAGTAATAATATAAATACCGCTATACAGGCTGGCGCAGGAGGTTGGCTGACTGCTGGTTCTACAACTGTAACGTTGAGTGACGGTGGTGGTGGTGGCACTTTTAGCAATGGTTTTGCGGGACTCGGAACTGGTGGCTTTGGTGGAGGTGCAGGCGGACAATGGGGTTCTGGTGGTGGTGGTGGCTACACTGGTGGCTACACTGGAACTTCAAGTGGTAACCCAAATACAAAAGGTGGCGGCGGCGGTTCATATGGAGGATCAGCCGTTGGGTATCAGACAGGGTACGGAACCGTGGTCGTTTCAGTTTAGGAAAATTTAATGACAGTAACAGCAGAAGACAATGTTATAAAAAGAGATAGGCTTTTAAGTGAGCTAGTCCCACCTTTAACCAGCGCTCAAGAGCAATATAAAGTTGAACTTGAGGCTTTGTTGCCGCCTGCTCCAGAAGTAACACCGCCAGAAGTGGTGTGGCCCACGGAGCCTAGTTGATGGATAAAAGAACTGTAGCCTCTGCACATAGTAGAATTGATGATTTAAATATCACATTTGCATCCCTTCGCACAGAGGTGACCATACAACACAAAGAGTTGTTTACGAGGGTGAAGCGTCTGGAAGCAATTATGATCGGTGCCAGTGCGGCGATTATCTTGATGCTTATAACTGTGCTAACAAAAATGGGGTAAGAGCATGACTATGGAAAAGTTTCTGGCATGGAAGATTATGCCTCGATTTATGATGTTGGTGATGACGGTTATGTACATTCGTGTTATTGAGTGGTTCATGTCTCTCCCACAGGACGTTGTCAGCACTCAGGCCACTGCATTGACTGCCACTGTGACAGGTGCTATGACAGGTGCCTTCGCAGTATGGTTAGGATCAGAGAAATGATGGCACTGCTAGGGAGCCTTCTAGGTTTCGGATCATCGTTTTTGCCGTCAGTTCTGGATTACTTCAAGGCAAACCAGCAACAAAAACACCGCATTGAAATGATGCAAATAGAAACAGATCTTGCTCAAAGACGCAGCGAAATGAAGCTGGTCGAGCTAGATAAAAAGGCAGACATCGAAGAAACAAAAGGGTTGTATGCACATGACCGATCTATTGACGCTGGAGGCTTTGTCAACGCTCTCAGGGGCAGCGTTCGCCCTATCATTACTTATGCCTTTTTCGGATTGTTCGTAGCCACGAAAGTTGTGATCATGGTCAAAGTCACGCAAGCTGGTGGTGATTGGATGCAAGCAGTTGACTTGATGTGGGATGGAGAAACGTCCGGACTGTTCAGTGCGGTCTTGGCTTTCTGGTTTGGGAATCGTGCGATCACGAAGTATGCAGGGAAGTAGCCATGGGATACAAGTTAGGAAAACGAAGCCTATCAAGGCTAGAAGGTGTCAACGAAAATCTGGTAACTGTCGTGAAGTACGCCATCGGCGTTACGAAACAAGACTTTTCAGTGATTTGCGGATTGAGGACGATGGAAGAGCAAAAAGCTCTTGTCGCTAAAGGTGCCAGCCAAACAATGAAAAGCAAGCACATCCACGGCAACGCTGTTGACTTGATGGCTTACGTTGATGGTGGTCGTTGGGAGCTCAACCTTTACGACGAGATTGCTGATGCGATGAAAGAAGCTGCTGCAGCCTCTGGAGTTAAGATCAAGTGGGGCGCAGCTTGGACAGTTGACTCTCTTGGAGATTGGGAGGGCACTGCGGAGAATGCGATGAACAGCTACATTGACATTCGCAGATCACAAGGTCGTAGGCCATTCATAGATGCACCGCATTTTGAGTTAGCTTTTTAATATGACTTTTTCTCTGATAAAATATAACTCAGGGATTGTTAAAGACACCACAGAATATTCTGCTGGCAAGAATGGGCCATTTTACGTTGACAGTGATCTTGTTCGTTTTGTCAATGGTTACCCAGAGAAAATTGGAGGCTGGCAAAAAGACCCATTTTACGCATTAGATTCGGATGGGGAAACAACATCTACTGAAGCCACGCTGACTGGCATTGGCCGAAAAATGGTTTTTTGGCGAGGTGTAGATGGTACAGATCGAATAGCTGTCGGTACACACAATCATCTCTACATAATTCAAAACAACGCAATTTATGACATTACGCCATTGCGAAAAACCACGAGCAACCTCTCTAATCCTTTGGTCGTGACCAATGGCAGCACAACCATTACTATAACCGATAATTCGCATGGAGCTTCAGACGGTGATTGGGTTGTAATAAACTCTGCCACCGCTACAGGAGGGATCCCTGCAGACACGATCAACAGAATGTCTGGCTACCAAATAACTTTCATTGACTCTAATTCTTATTCCATACAGTCTCCAACAGCTGCAACAAGCGGAGCCACAGGCGGCGGCACGACAATAGACATAAAATACCTGATTGGCTCTAATGATGGATTGGGAACCCAGAGTGCTGCCCCAGCTTTGGGTTGGGGTGTTGGTGGTTGGGGCGAATCAACGTGGAACACACCAAGATCTTTGTCTTTGTCTCAAGTCAGTCTTGAAAGTTCTGTTTGGAGCTTGAATCTTTGGGGAGAAGATCTTCTTGCAACAGTTAGAGGCCATGATGTTTATTATTGGGACACATCTTCTAATGTTACGAGCAGAGCAGTTTTGGTGTCATCAATAGCCGAGGCAGCTTCTGTCCCAGCTCAAATAAGAACCTCTGTCGTTAGTTTTCCAGACAGACACTTTATAGCTGGTGGGGCCAGCGTTTACGTCGCAGCTGATGGAAGCTCTGGTGACTTGGATCCGATGTTGGTTCGATGGTCAACTCAAGAAGACTTTACGAAGTTTGCACCAACAGCAACCAACACAGCTGGCGATCAACGGTTGGAAGTTGGCACAAAAATAATCACAATGGTCAATACCCGAGAAGAAACTATAATAAGCACCGACGAGGCTATCTATGGAATGACGTTCGTTGGTGCACCATTCATATTCTCTTTTCGATTGCTGGCCACTGGAGTTGGTGCCAATGGCATAAACTCGATGATCGCTATTGATGGCAATGTATATTGGATGAGCAACAGATCTTTTTACGTTTATGATGGTGTTGTCAAAGAGATTCCTTGTTCCGTAAAACATTTTGTTTTCGACAGAATGCAAGGCCGTTATTTCGACAAGACTGCAGTCGGTCATAATGTTGAATTCAACGAGGTCACTTGGTTCTATGTCTCTGACCAGAACACAGCTGCTGATGATCCTGAGCCAGACAGTTATGTTTCTTATAACTATGCTGAAAATGCTTGGTCAATTGGATCTATGGACAGGACAGTCTGGAATGATGCGTTTGGCTCTCGAGAAAAACCATTCGCATTTGATGCAGGTGGTCATTTGTATAATCAAGAGACAGGCACAAGCGCAGATGGCGCAGCGATGAATTGCTTCATTGAAGGCTCGCCAAGAGAAATAACGACAGAAGGCAACAATCTTTATATGGTTGACAGGATAATCCCAGATATTACAATGGGAGCCAACAGCACAGTTTCAGTTTTCATGAATACTCGCAAGTTCCCGAATGCTTCCGAGACTTCCAAAGGCCCATTCAACATAACCTCCACAACTGAAAAGATCAGCACCAGAGCAAAAGGTCGTCAGATAGCTTTAAAGTTTCAAAGCACAGGAACCCAAGACGAATGGCAGCTTGGAGACTTTAGAATTGACTTAAGACAGGATGGCCCAAGATGACACAGCCAGCAGCCCCACTAGCAGTCTTAAGGTTGCCAACTCCTCCAGAGGAGTATCACCGGAGTTATATGGCACGCTTGACCAACACAATCGAGTTAGAAAAACAGGCAACTTATTTTGCTAACTCAGCAGGTCTGAATTCAGCCATAGAGCAAGCTGAAGCTACAGCGTGGTTCATTGGGTAATGGCTAACAACTATAAAAACGCGAAAGTTGATTTGACGGGAACAGGAGCGACTGTCCTTTATACAGCTCCAAGCGCGACTACCACATTAATCAAGTCATTGCTTGTTTCTGAAGATAGCGGCAATGCTGACACAATCACCGTCACAATCACAGACGCAGCCTCATCTCCTGCGACTTTCTCTTTATTTAAAGTCAAGGCTGTGGGCGCGAATGCGACTGTTGAGCTTTTGACGCAGCCTTTGGTTGTTCAAGAAGGTGAGATAATAAAAGTCACCGCAGCCACAGGAAACAGGTTGCACGTTGTGGCATCATTGCTGGAGATAAGTTAATGATTTACTACTCACGCAATATAAACTAAAATTAGTCAAAGGAATCTTTCATGGCTACAGCAGGTGCATTGACAGGACTGACAGGCGAGACAACTGAAGAGGAGTCTGTGCCTGTTGAATATGGCGTTTTCCAAAACACTGCAGTCACTCAAGATCCCAACATTGACCTCCAAACAATGTATGGAACTGCGGCTGTCCCAACTCTGACTTGGGTGACCCAGATCCAAACAGGTGAGCGGAGCTTTGATCCTAGTAGCCAGTTCGACAACTCGATGCTTGAGGATTATCAAAAGCTAGTCGACTCTCAAGGCCAACCAACAGGCATGATGGGTCCAGGACAGATCAGCAAGCAAGTCACCGGAGACACTTTGAGCCAGCTGGGGCAGACAGTTGGAGCTTCTGCAGGGGCAGCTTTGGTTGATCCATACATGTCTGGGGATTCTGGGGCCAAGCTGTTAGCAGGAGCCAAAGGTGCATTCAAAGATCTTCCCTCCGAGTTAGTTGCGGACAGCACCAAGGCAGGGTACAAAATTTTAGAGACTGGGTTGTCTGACAATGCAGTTTATTACCCAGAGCTTTCGAACAAAGCAACAGCCGCAGCAACTGGCAATGAGGCTGCTTATAATGCACTCAAAGACAGCTCAGAAGTTGTCAATGGCAGGAGAGTTTATGAGGCTGGTGCGCTTGAAAACTTGGAAGGTGTTGAAAGCAACATAGCCGCAGAAGCAATAACATCATCTTCAACAGCCCCAACATTCTTCGAAGGTGTGGGCAACAGGCTTTGGGGCGAAGGTGCCAAGGCCAACTGGACCTCAGCTGGTGGTGCTGGGTTGATGGCTTTTGGCGTAAACCTGCTCATGGGCAGGAAGCCTAAAGAGGCAGCTAAGTCTGCAGGGGCTTCAGCAATAGGCATGGCTCTGGGAAATGCTATCCTTCCAGGATTTGGAGGGGTAATTGGCAGCATGCTGGGTGGTGCTTTGGGTGGCAGGGTAATATGCAATGAGCTGATGCGCCAAGGCTTGATGGATAGGAAGAGCGTGATCCTTGACTATCGATTCACGAGAGACTATCTTTCCCCGCAGCACGTCAATGGTTATCATATCTGGGCAGTGTGGATGGTCAAGCAAATGCGCAAAGGCCGCTTTGTCGGTTTGTGGAAACACCTAGCCCAACACAGGTCGAATGAGATTGCTTACATATATGGCCAGAGAACCAAGCCAGACTATCTAGGCAAGATTTACCGGAAGATATTAGAGCCAACATGCTGGGTTGTTGGTGCGTTCACAAAAAAGACAGACTGGTCTGTTCTTTACAAAACCAAGGAGGCTTAAATGGCCGAACAAATGCCTGATATGCGTGGAGCGAATATGGATGCTGGAATGGATCCGAGAGCACGCGAAGCGATGATGCAGCCGGACGAAGAGATCGCAGCAGTTCTTTTGGCTCGATTGTCGAACATGTCTCCTGAGGAGCTTGGTCGTCTGGACGAAGCGATCACTCCTGAAGTTGCTCGGATCCTAATAAAGTTGATCCCAGAGCTGGCGCAGCTTATAGAAGCGGTTGAAGGGCAACAAGCAGCTCCGCAACAAGCAGCTCCGCAGATGGGTGCTTTGGGCGGTATGTGATGGATGTTCGGAGAGCTGGGCCACTCGATATTTCGGCGATTATTGCGCTTCTTATGGAGATGCATAAAAACACCGAGATTCCCGTCTCACCGATAAGCAGTGAAAAGCTGGTCGCCAAGATCAGCGAAGCAATACACAGAGGCATAGTGTTCGTGGCGATCGACGAAAAGAACAAAATATCAGGATCAATCGGAGGAACAATCAGCACTGACTGGTGGTCTGATGAAAGGCATCTTTCTGATATGTGGTTTTATGTCTCTGAGGCTAGCCGAAAGACCAGAGTTGCTTATGAATTAGTCAAAAATTTTATTGGCATGGCAAAAGAAGCAAAAGTTCCTGTCCGATTGGGGCATGTTTATTCCGGCGATATGGATCGCAAAGACAACTTTTTTGAAAGACTTGGCCTAGTAAAAGCTGGGTCTTTATTCGTGGGGACGTAAAATGGGCGCTGCATGTCAAAGCACAACAACAACACTTCCTTCTTCTAGCTCAACTCTTTCAGGCACAGAAATCCCAGAATGGGTATCAGCTGGTGGCCGCATACTTTTCGACCAAGCGATGGAGTTGGCCAAGAGCGAATACCCAGAATACACTGGGGCAAGGATAGCGTCTTACACTGATCCGGAAACTGGCGCAGTTAGCAAGCTAACCCCAGAAGAGCAACAAGCGATGGGCATGCTTTCCGGAGACAATGCCACGAAATACCAAACTTATTTGGACACTGCTTATGATGCTGCGAAAGGTCTTGGCCAAGGTTACACCAAACAAGACTACGACACTCTCATGGGCTCTGACTTCAGCTTAGAATCAGCTCAACCTTTCTTAGACATATATCAAGGCGCAGCAGACGCAGGAGTCCGAGAGGCAGAGCGGCAAACAAGACTCGGACAGAATGATGCCAGAGCTGCAGCTGCCAGAGCAGGAGCATTCGGTGGCTCAAGGCTCGGTATACAAGAAGCTCTTTTAGGCTCAGAAGGTGCTATGGTGGCGGGTGACTTGCGAGCCAAGGCAGCAGCCGAAGGATTAGGATTCGCAGCCAGCAGGTTTGACGCTGATAGAGCTGGCAGGATGGCCGCAGAAGACAGGCAACGTCAGGCTTTCGAGACTGAAGAGGCTTCAAGAGTTCGGGAGGCAGAGGCTTTGCAGTCTTATGCTCCGATGGTACAAGGATTACAAGAACAAGCTGCAGCTGGCCTCTTAGGGGCTGGGGAGGCTCGTCGGAGGCTAGACCAGACAGCTCTTGACTTGGCATTCGCAGACTACACAGAACAAGCTCAATATCCCTACCAGCAACTTAACTTTGCTCTCGGTGCACTCAAAGGCGTTCCGTATGAGCAGAGACAATTCTCTTTGCAGCAAGGTGAACAGACAGCTCAAGCACCATCAATATATGGCCAAACAATCGGTGGACTAGGTTCTCTGGCCAGTGCTTATTACATGGGTAACAGATAAGGAGCCGACATGGAAGATGAAGAAACAATCGGAGCAGCTGGAACCAGCTACGCTGACCTTCTCGGAATGTCGCAAGGTGCTTTGAATCGCTTGGGTGGAAAAGACTTGATGGAAGATGCCATTGAGATTGCTCGGGAGATATCTCCTGAATACAAACCCATTGATCCTGCTCTTTTGGCTTTTCAATTCTTCACTAACATGGCAGCTGAAGCCTCCAAGCCAGGACAAACAGCTCTGGGCGCAGCTTCAACAGCCTCATTAGTCCCAGCACAATACCTGATGAAAGACGCAATGGCCAAGCGCGAAGCTGAAGCCAAGCTTCCTGCAACTGCCATCAACATAGCCAAAGCGATCAAGCCACCCAAGGCTACAGGCTCGTCAACAATCAAAACATACGAGCTACAAAAAGACATTCCTGGACTCGGCAAAGCAGGAGATAGGCTGACACTGACTAATCCAGACGCTGCAGCTTTGGCCCAAATGGATCCCGCATCTATAATTATTGCCCCTACAACAGCCAGATCAAACGTCAAGGCGATCGGCTCTGGATCACAGGCTATTTATATGCCTGAAGATGAAGCAAAAGCCTACGTTTCTTCTTTGGGTCTTCCGGAGGACAGTGATCGGTATGATTATTTTGTTGATTATCTGACAGCTCAAGATGATGAGCAGATTGGAATGCCGATAATCAAAGGTGACAGTTACATTGCTCTCGTCCCGCAAGTCACCAATGGGGTTGTCACCAATCTTCTCCAGAGCCCAGTTCAAGGCTCAACTCCTCCATTCGTAGGCTACAGAAAGAAACGTCTTGAAACTCTTGCAAAATCTCAAGACGGGTTTATAGACAAGCGAAATGCTGTTATTCCGAGGGTTGAAGGCTTGATGGAGATGATCCGTTTGGGGAGAGTTCCGACTGGTGGCTTTCAAGATGCCACGCTTGGCCTCCGGAGTTTCTTGGTTGATGTGTTCAATGCTGATGCACCTTTTGTTGCCAACCAACAGACTTTGCAAGCTGCATCCAACTTCTTGGCCCCGAAAATGCGCCCTATTGGGTCTGGCTCAACTTCGGACATGGAATTCAAAGCATACCAAAGAGCTATTGTTGATCTTGGAAATACAGAGCTTGCCAACTACATCTCTCTTTACACGTTCAAGAGATCTGCAGAGCTTGGGGTGTTGTTGAACGACATAGAGCGTGACGCATTAACCTCTGGAAAGTACAGCTCAACTGCTGCCATAGGCAAAAAGATGAGAGAAGTCGATCCTGGAATATTCGAGAAATATACAGGTGACCCCGATAATGCAGCTGAATTGCGAGCTTGGTGGGATTCATTGCCTTCTGGAGCTGTTGCTGTTAATACTGGCTGGCTAAGAGATGGCTCTGGGAGCTTCTTAGATGATTATTATGTCGTGAAAGATTGGCAAGGGGACTGATATGGAAGAAGAAAATGAATTCGTACTTCCAGGAGCAGTAGGCTCCAATCAAGGAAAAAGCAAGCCTCTGCAAGAGAAAGAGCTCGCAGAAGAAGATGACTCTACGCTTTTGGAAAAAGTCCAAGAGATCCCGTCTGCCCTGATAGATGCTGCCACTGGCGAAGGCCAAGAGATTGAATTCCCAGAGATCCCAGAAGCCTCTGACATGGGTGGGGATGCTCCTGGATTGATTGAAGGGTTGATCCCCAACATAAAAATATTCCTTGCCAGAGACGATGTCGGCAAGAGCGAAATAATGGAAAAGTCTTTCAAAGGTGACGAGCGTTGGGGCGGTAGATTCCAAGACAAGTTCGGCAATCCTATGATTGTCTGGAATGGACAGCCTTATTACGTCAATAAGCCAGGATTTTCTTCGCAAGATTTTGGGACATTTGTTGGCGAAACAATCAAGATGCTCCCCGCAGCTATGATCAGTGGAGGGCCAACTGTCCTTTCAACAATATTTAGAGGCATCCCAACCTATGCAGCCACTGAAGCTGGATCCCAAGCTCTTGAATCTCAGCTGACTCCAGAGACAACCAAAGCGAAAGATAGATCAGCAGGTGATATAGCCACAGACGTGGCCACTGCGACAAGTGTTGGGGTTGCCGCAGACGTTGTGTTGCCACCAGCACTTAAGCTCGCAGGCAGGGCAGCTATGGCTCCTGTCAGGGGAGCAGCTAACGTCGCTGGAGTTCAACTCCCCCGATTCATGCGTCCAACGCCGAATCAAAGCTCCCCCTACATAATGACTCAGGGCCAAAGGTCTGGTGAGTTGCCTAATACTGAGACTGGGCAGCTGGACACTTTGGCTTCTTCGGATCTTGCACGTGAAGACATTTTGCGCAGATCAGCGGGAGTAGATGCTGGAGCCAGCGACCAGCTCAGAGGATTCGACAGGCGTCAGCTGGATCAGATCCGAGGGGATGCTGAAGATCTTCGGTCTAGGATGGGCTCAGGCGACCCAATGGTCACCGAAGCAAAGGACACTGCCACAGCAGCAGCTGAAGGAATACAATCGGCAGCTCAGAGAGCAGCGCAAGAAATAAAAACACGAGCAGGTCAATCTTACAAAGCTGTTGATGAGGCTGCTAATCAACCAGTTCTTTCTCAGCGTGGATTGATGGAAACTGCCAGCGACGCTATAGCGATGTTGCGCAAAGAGGTTGGGCCAGCGATGCGTGCTGAAATGCCTAATCTTTCCAAGCAGATGAAAAAGCTAGAAAAGTTAGTCAAAATAGCTAAAAATCCAAACTTCAAAGGTGCACCGCTGAAGGCTATTGACGACTACCAAAGAGCTTTGAACATCCAGATCGAAAAAGCAATGTCAGTTGGTGGCAATGCTGCTGAAGGTCGTGCACTGACAATGCTCAAGAATCAGCTTAACGAAGCCTACAACACCGCAATAGAGCGTGGGTTGATGTTTGGGGATCAAAGTGTAATAGATCAGCTGCAGCAATCTAGGCAGATTTACACGAAGTATATGGGCCTGACCGGAAAACAAAGCAGCAAGAATCCATCAGTCCGAGCAGCCAACAAGATCTTGGAAATGATTACGAACACAGAAGCCAACCCCAAGCAGGTGGTCGGGGCATTGTTCGGTCATAACAAGTTCGCTCCAGCCAATGCGGTTCCAACTGTCATCCGCAAGCTCAAGTCAACTCTCGGGGAAGGCTCTGCAGAGTACCAAGAGATCATTGGGCTGATGAAAGACGCAACTCTTGAAAGAGCTTTCGCTGGCACTGGCAGGTCTGGCGTAACAAGAACGAACATCGTGAACAATTACAAAGACGTTTTCGGGAAGAACAAAGCTGTCATCAATGAGCTTTTCTCGAAAGAAGAGCTCGCACAGATAGCTAAGTTCCGCAATGACGTAATGCCAACGCTCTGGGCAGAGATAAAACTCAACCCATCTGGAACAGCCACCACCATATTGGGGGAACTAGGCAGGGGTGGTCTTTTGAATACTGTTTCCGCGGTTCCTGGAGCTGGCGGCGCAGTCAAAGCAATTGAAGGTGGTTTCGAGCGCAGGGAAGTTCAACGGATAGTTCAGCAATACCTCGACAGAGCCAAAGCACCTCTCTTCAGCACAGCAATCCAAGCTGAGGCCAAACCAGAAGTTATCGAGACAATCAATCCTCAAAGCTCCCCAGCTTTGCAGAGCATAATTGAAGGGTTGTCCGCAGAGGATAGGGCAGCTCTGCTGTCAGAATAGATGATTGATCCTGTCACAGCCTTCGCTGCTGCCAATGCCGCTTTCAAAGGCGTCAAAATGCTTGTCGGTGCTGGCAGGGAAATACACGATGTTTCTCAACAGCTTGGTGCATGGTATGGCGCAGTCGCAGACATCACTCGTGCGGAGTCCCAACGCAAAAATCCAACTTGGCTAGACAAAAAGACTCATGGCTCCGAAAACATCGAGCAAGAAGCCATGGACATCATCGTTCGAAAAAAGACTTTGCTTGAGAAAGAAAAAGAGATAAAATTTATGTTAGATTACAGGTTCGGATTGGGAACCTACGACGAGATGCTTGGAATGCGTCGGAAGATACGCGCTGATCGGGAAGAGACAGTTTACAGAGCCATGGAGGCAAAACGTCAGATTCAGAACAATATGGCCATAGCTGCACTTTCGCTAGGGATCATATCAGTGTTAGGGGGAGGGATTTATCTTATTTACTTGGGGATCAGCTGATGTTAGCGAGTTTGATTGTTTCTGTGGCGTTGGCAGGAGTCGCCAACCCGACACACGTTCAATGTCACCTTTGGAAAAGAATAACAGATCCAAATACAGACCAGAAAATCTGTGTATACCGATTCACCGCAGGTTTCGGTGGGCTGGGGTATCATTACCCAACCCAAAGTTTCTCTGAGTGCCCTAAAGTTTTCAGTTGCGTTTATGAAAAGAAAGACAAACGCCCAACCCTAAATGAGATTCTTGATGGGCTGAAAGGTGGATTCTAACAAGCTATCACATTGGCCAATTCAATCCAATCTTCAGACGACATGTTGCCTTGCTTGTGCCACGTTGCCATTTCAACAACATCTTTCTTGGCGGGTCTTTCTAGCAGCCTTTTGCCTTTCTGGCCATCAATCAATATCATGAAGTCTCTGCCAATGCGGAACAAGAACCAACTCTTGCCACCTTCAATGATGTGTTGTTCTGCCCAGAATGTTTGACTTGATCTCAGGCCACTGGTGAACCTGCCTCTTTTGGCCCAGTCTTCGATATATTTCAGCTCTATCCACCCAGACTTGCCGTCCAAAATATAATGAACATCTGGCATGCCACGCATGACTCTGTTCTCAACACGGTACATTTTTAGCGGAAGGTTGTTCCGCAACAATGCCCAGAAACTGCTCTCACTCATCATTATTCTCCTTGATCCATTTTTCCAGCTTAATCCTCCCGCCTGTCAAATTCTTAAAGGCTTCGTCAAGAGTTTTATTAGTAAATTCTCCTGTATCAAGTAATTCTAGCTGCGCCCTGTAGATTGCATTTAAGGCTTCTTTGACGTTTGCCGTTGTTTTATCTACAGTCATAATTTCATGATGCATCACTCCTCCGACAAGAAAAAAGACATCGGATCTTTGGTCACAACATCTGCTAGGTTCTTTTTGTCCCGCAGAGCTTTGATGATCTTTGAGTCAATGGTCTTGGGACTCTCGATGTCGATGTATGTTACGTTCTGGGTTGTGCCTATGCGGTGGCACCTGTCTTCCGACTGAAGTCTTGTTTCCAAGTCGAAGCTGTTGGAATAATATATCGCGTAAGATGCAGCTGTCAGCGTCAAGCCAATGCCGCCCGACTGGGGTTGGCCGATGAAGTAACGCACACTAGGGTCATTCTGAAAGCTGTCAACAGCTTTGGCTCTCATGTCATTCGACACGCCACCATGGTAGCTCACAGCCTTGTGGCCCAACATCCGTTCGATCTGCGCTATGTCGGCTCGGAAGCGCGCCCAGATTATCACCTTGGCATCGATGTTGCCCAGCAAATCCTTCAGAGCCTCAAGCCTAGGATTCTTGTCGTCTATGGGTCTTGCTTTCTCTTCGGCAGGAAACCACCCACAAACTATCTGTTGCAGTCGTAGCAGCCTTGTTATGGCCTCCTGTGCGTCTATTACGTCACCTTCCAGCTCAACCACGAAGTCTTTTTTCAGCGAATCATACAACTTGCGCTGCTTTGGCGAAAGATCAACAAAATGACGTTGATATATTTTGTCCGGCAAGTCCAAGCAATCTTTTTTCAAAACTCGGAACGAGTGGCCTTCAATGCTTTTGGTCAGCTCGTCCATATATTGATAAGAAACGATCTGCTTGTTTTCGTAGCCTCCCATGACGCAGTACCTTGCCCTGAAAGAATAAAAGCTGTCGTATCCGAGGATGTAAGGATCGAGAAATCTGAATTGGCTGTACACATCCTCTGGGCCTTTGGTCACTGGTGTGCCTGTCATGATCCTGCGATACTTGGCTTGCTTGGCAAACTTGTGGATTGTTTTGGTGCGCTTGGCTCCTGGACGTTTGATCCGAGAGCTTTCGTCCACCACCAAAAGAACCTTGTTGCTCAGGAGGATCTTGTTCATCAATGCCACAGCTGTTTGGCTTACAAAAGCCTCAACATTGAATGAAAATATCTTCAGTTCATCTTGCCCAGATAATATGTCGTCAAACTTGGCTTTGTCTCTGGACTTCATCCCCGAATAATAATATGCCGACGAGTGGTTGCACCACTCTGGCATGTGGTCGGGGATCTCTTTGTTGAGCCAGTTGCGGTGCACCCCATTGGGCGCAATGACGACCAAAGCAGTTATCTCACCAGAAGCATAAAGATACGCAGCATTGTCGATTATGACTTTGGTTTTGCCTGTGCCCTGCTCCATGAGCAAAGCGAAAGACTCTTTGTCCCGACTCATGTAAAATGCTTTGCGCTGGTGATCGAATGGCTTGGTCTTGAAAAGGAAGTCACCCAGATCTTTCGGAGCTGAAGCCTTTTCTTTGCGAGTCAATTCAGCTTGATGCATTGTCTCAATATAATCGTCTAGGATGGGCGAAGCAGCCTCCGACCACACCGCCCTAGGCCAATGCTTGTTGATGTGGCTTATGTTGGCTCCAGTTGGCGCAAACAACAAGTCCCTGCCAACCCACTTCTTGAATCCTGGCAATGCCGCCAATTTCTGGATAGCATCACCATCTAGCTTGACTTTGGCTAGGCAGAACCTGCCATGAGCTTTGTCTATTTCCATGGTCGTAATTTTGGCCTCACTTTCTTTGGCTTGGTTAGGTTATCAGAATAGAAAACATGGCTCCCTATCGTCATGGCAGGATACATCTCTTCAGCCCAAACAGGCGAAACGCTAGTGGCATGGTAGTGGTAATAATATCCACCCCAATATTTCTCACCAGTCTTGTGATTGAATATGGCATCCTGAGCGAACATTTCTGCATCAGCCCACAAGTCACCGTCTGTCGGAATTCCAGCCCAACCATTGGGGCTGACGAAGCTGAATTGATTAGGTTGCATGACAACGCCACAAATGGTGTCAGGGAAGCGATCAGACTCAACCCTATTCATTATGACCTCAGCAACAGCTCTTTGACCGTTGAGTGGCTCTCCACGAGCCTCGTGATAAAGAGCTAACGACAAGCAAAGTTCCGCAATCATTGTGGTTCCCTCCAAACAAAATAAGTTTTGTAGTCGCCAACATATCTCATCATGTAATAGTTGTGACTGTTCATAGCTGCGGAATATGTCATGCCTTTATATTCCACCACACGTTTTATTCCCTCGCCAATTTTAATTATTTCAGTTGCCCACATGGTTGTCTCCTCGCAGGTTCAGCTTGGCCAAAGTCTCCAGAGGATTGTCTAGCATTTCAGCCAGACTAGATTTGTAAGATTCACGGCAAGGATCGCAAATCTCAGAGCCATCAAATGGTGGCTCGTGCAGGTGGAAAGCCTCCCCGCAATTGCAGCAATCATATTCACCCATCGTCTTCTTCCTCATCTGGCTTGCACTTCGGGCATGGGTCACGATACATCACCCAGTGGAAATGCTCGCTGGGGCCACTGCCACAGCTCTCCGGACGCTCGTCCTCAATCCACCCATCAACGCAGTTGTCCTCGTCGCATTCGACTTCTCCGGAGCCATTGCAATCCTCACAATCAACCCACTCACCAACAGGCTCCAGCGTCCCACCGAAACGCTGGTACAAAGTCTTTTCAACTTTGCCTTTGTGGCCTGTGTGCTCACACTCTGGGCAGGGGATCATGCCAGCTCCCCCACTTGAATTTTCATTGGACGGTTGACAACGGTCTGCTTCTCGCCATTGTATTCTTCGTGCTTCTTGACGGTTGCTTTGAAGCTGATTGGAAAGCTCTCACCTTCACCAAGCCACTTGCCCATGTACTTGATGGTGTTGCCGTCTTGGGTCTTGATGAGGTAGATGTATGTTGTGCCCCACTGATTCTCACCTCTCCAGACGAGACGTGCTGTGCCTTGGAAGTCTAGGCGATCACCAACTTCCCCGATGAAATTGGAAGCAGCTTTTTCATCCGCGATTGCTTTGGCTTTGGCGTCGTTCACAACTGTCAACTCAGCGAGCTTCTCAGCAGCCATAGAATTGTCACGCTCGAAGATCACCTCAGTGCGCTTGGGGTTAGGCCAAGACCGCCCAGTTGAATCATCGTAAGAGCGGTGGATCTTGTACATAGCCACCACACCAACAGCGTCAACAACGAATGCTCTGCAGAAGTCACGACTGCGACGACCCCAACCAGTTGTGCCTTGGGCCCATGGGGTTGATCCTGCATACTCAACGATGATCGGAGCTTCAAGGATCACGATGCTCTGGCCAACTGCGGATGGAACGCTGTCATCCCAGTGGCTCTCACCGTCTTTGGCATAAGAGTTGTGGCCCACAACGCGAGCCATATAATTCATTTGGCCAACAGAGGAAAAATATCCACCTTTGTTGACACAACCTTTGAGGGACATGTAGAGGTCTTTGTCATGATCAGTCCAACCGATTTGCATTTTTTGTTCCTTTCTCATTTGATAGCTTAGTATCGCTCTTTCCCACCGAAAAGTAAAGAAGAAAGAATTGTTGAAAAACAAAGACCTCTACTTTTTTACTATTTAAATTTATTCACGTCACTAGCCCAAAGCACCAATGAAGCCTTCTCGTTGCCTGAGCTGGCCATCACTCCTGCCCTGACCACACGACCATATTGGTGAGCCTTGGCCAAGGCATTGCTGACCTCGGAGCGGTGGAGCCTGTCTTTTTGATCGGGGTGCGCCTCATAATAAGCCTCATCACATTCCCCTGTCGTCAAGTAATTTTCTTGCGCACGCAGGATGTCGATGATGTTGCTTTGGATCTGGGTGGCACCGTGCTTGGCAACAACAGTTGCGTTGACAGGACGATCACCTTCTTTGGGCAAAGACGCAGAAGGCGTTTCAGAGATTTTGACGCAACGCACAGCACGCCAATCAATGCGGCTCGCGTGGTTTTCATAGTTCGGCAAAGCATGCGCCAGAACCTGATCCCCGATGTCGAGGTTGAGGAATTTGCCGATGCGGTTGCCGATGAAAATTGTCTCACCTTCTTGGGTGACGCCAAAACAATTATGCTGCTGCGAGACCGACTCGATCAAGACGTGCAGCTCTTGAGTTTCTTCGATTGGTGTTGTCATTATATTTCTTTCTCAGTTTGAAGTTTAATGAGCAGTTTGAATCCATGCTCAGGGATTGGGCTCAGGCTCCAGAAGCAGCCAGAGGCTCGATCAACCAAGGATCATCCTCAGCGTCGAATTTGGGGTTGGTGACTTCGAACACGTTGTGCACCAACTTGTTTTTGTGCTTGGTCGCGTCCATTGCGATCCACTCACGGTTTTGATTATCGATGGTGGTGAAGTCACGAGTGTCGACAACGAGGAAGTGCTTGGTGATCTGGATCACGTAGACTTTGCCAGCCTCAAGTGTCGGCAGGAATTTTGAGAGCTTGGTGCGCTTCTCGAGAGACTTCCACTTGCCGTTCACACCGAACATCCGGCACGCAGCTCTCAGGTTGGAGTTGGTGATGCCTTTTGCGTGGCGTTTGCCGCGCACTAGCTTGGCAGCTTGGTATGCAGGCTCATAGGCCACACCACAAAGAACGGCGATGGCGTATGGGCCACACCATGTGATGCGCTGCTTGCCGACCCAGTCGGTGATCGGGCGTTGAGATGGAGTGTGCTTGTTCATGATAGTGCCTTTCTAAAATTTGAGGAGGTGGTGGGGCCGAAGCCCCACCGTTAGATTATGAGTGAAATTTACGGAGAGAATCCCAGTCATCAGCCAGCGAATATAAGTTGCCCCCATCGTCGGCCGAACGCTGGTCATAAAGATAAACTAAATCAGCAGCGACCAGTGAGCCGAATGTGCCTTCAGCTTCTTTTTGGCCCCAGCCAGCTTCAACGAGATCAGAGGCATCAACCCATGTGAATGGGTCGTCTTGCAAATCAGCAAGGGTTTTGCCGCCCATGTTGCCGAGGCAACTTTTGATAAGAGCAGTCATCGCTCGGGTCTGGTTGTTTGTAAGTTCCATCGTTAGTTCCTTTCTCAAACCGTCAGGGCCTCTCCCTTCCGATAAAGAGAGTATCGTCGTTATTGCCAGAAAAGGCAATCATTATTTTCAATTTTGAGTGAAATAGTTTTTATCTCAACATTTACAACATCTTACGTATCTTTTCTAGATAGATCTTTCTGAACCCATTCTTCAACACACCTTTGAATAAGTACCATTCACCCAGCTTTCCATCCTCCACAATGGGCTTGCCCATCTTTTGGTACTTGAACCTGTCGACCGTGCAGATGATTGCGCCAGTGTCATCTTCAGCTGTTACGTTCAACCAAAGGTTATTCCGATCAACTCTGCGACCACCACGTTTGGCCAAGTTGACAGCTTCATTCATATCCCTCAAATTCTTCTCTTTGAGCTTGCCGAAGAAAACGAATGTTCCTGGATTGTCCCCATCTAGGTCTTGGATGTCTGTTATGGCTGAGCCGATGTTGTGGGCTTTGGGATCTTTCTTGATGTGGCCAAATCTCCTTTCGCACTCAAAAATATCGTCATAGGGTGTCGTGCCTGTGTTCAGCAGGGTTTCTTGCCGTGGGGTCAATGGTTGGGACAGGTTGCGCCTGTTTTCTATGTCTTCTGCCATTTTGGGGCCGATGCCTTTGATCCCTATCAACCCACCGATCAATTCGTTGTCTTGGACTGACCAGTTGGCCTTGGACTTGAATTTGTCGAATGGCTTGTAAGTCAATCCCTCAGACACAACTTCCCTCAACAGCTTGACAGCTTGGTCATCATCCTTGACATTACGGAGGCAAGCAGCAGCATACTCCAGTGGGAACCTGCTCTTCAGGACACAACACCAATAGCTGACCATCCCGTAAGATATTGCGTGGCTGCGGTTGAACGCCCAAGATCCCATCGTGTTGATGTTGTCCCATATTGTTTGTGCGACGTCTTCCGGTATGCCATTCTCAGCAGCTCCAACCTTGAACTTCTCCCAGAACGTGTCAAAATATTCTTTGCCATAAGACTTGCTCATTGCTTTGCGCAGGAATGAAACATCTTCCCAACTCAGCTTGCCTATCTCCCGACCGATGGTCATGACTTGTTCTTGATAGACCACAACACCATGAGTCACCTTTGTGATCGGCTCTGTCATTGGGTGCATATATTCCGCTGGTGCTGCTCCTATGTGCCGCTTGATAAACTGGCTCGTACCACCGGAGTTGAGTGGTCCAGGACGAGCTAGGGCAGTGATGGCTGCAACGTCCTCAAAGTTGTGCACTTTCATTTGTCTGGTCACACCTTGCAGCGCGTAGCCTTCAAATTGGAATATGCCTGCATATTTCTCATCATTCAATATTGCGAATGCCTTTTTGTCTTCCAGAGGAAACTTTATCAGCTGGTCTCGCACCCAACCAACCTGATCCAAAACGTCCTGCAGGACGGAGAGTGTTCTGAGGCCCAACGCATCAATCTTCAGCAGGTTGAGGTCTTCAGCGTCTTTTTTGTCTATCTGGGCTGCACCAGTCTGCGCACTGACGGAGCAATATTTGCTGACTGGGTCTTCAGTCACCAGAATGCCAGCAGCATGCACACCAACGTGTCGTGCGTGGTTCTCCATCTTTGCCGCAACTTTCATCTGCGGGAATTTCTCCAAGACAGCCTTGCCTATGTCGAGGTCGTTGAATGTGTCGAGGATGCAGAACGCAGCACGAGAGTCACCACCACTGCGCTCGATGATCGCACCTTTCAGGTCATTGACTTCCCATGCGGGGATGCCAAGCTCTTTGGCCACTTCTGCTATTGTGCTCTTGGCTTTGTAGCGGCTGACCGTCCCGAGGTGTGCAACTTTTTCTGCACCGTACTTGTCCCTGAGATATTGGAAAACCATCTCTCTGCGGTCATCTTGAAAGTCGATGTCGATGTCTGGCAGATCTTCTCGGGTGATGTCGATGAATCTTTCGAACAACAGGTCGTGCACAATCGGGTCAACGTCAGTTATGCCAGTGAGGTAACAAACCAAAGAACCAGCAGAAGATCCACGAGCAGGGCCAACCAGCATGTGCTCTTTGGCGTAACGAATCATGTCAGCAATCACAAAGAAATAATCCTCAAATTCCTTGCTGGCAATCATGTCCAACTCTCGCTTGAGCCTAGCCGCATAAACTGGATCTTTCAGGTCAACGCCCAGTGCCGGAGCACCATCTTCGCAAAGCTCTCGCAAAGTCTTTTTTGAATGGAATGCGATCATTTGCGCAACTGGCAGATCAGCATTGCAAAGCTCTGCAACTTTGTAGGTGTTGTCGATGGCTTCTTGCGTCCCCCAAGGCACAGCAGCCTTCCACTCCCACTCATCAAGAATGTGCATGGGCCCACTGCGATCTGTACGGTTACGGCCACACAAAACCTCGTAAGCCTTTTTGTCCGATGGCTTGGGATAAAAGTTGTCGCTGGTGGCTATGGTCTTGAAGCCTTTTTGAGCAGCCCACTCAGCTGACTTCGGAGAGCTCATTGGTCCAAGCTCGACGTAAAGATTGTGTTTTTTGGTCAAAGGAAGCATCGACCAGTCTGGGTGCGATCCGGACAACATTATCACGTTTTCGCTGACATCGAACAGGTCTGAATAGCTTATGCGGGGATAATAGTAGAAATTCTCTTTGGATGTGCTGCGGGACACAAGCTCATATATCTCAGCCAACCCATCATTGTTGCAAGCCAGAAATGACATCGGATTGTCGGCTTGTTTGGAACGGTCATTGGCATCTAAGACCACAGATATCTCAACACCAAACACAGGCTTGATGCCAGACTTTTTGCAGTGCTTGGAGAATGCGACGTGGCCCCATGTTCCTGTGTCGCATATTCCAACAGCCTTGTCTTCAAAACACTCAACAACCTTTTGTATGGGGCCGTATGCCTTGCGGAACGAATACTCTGTGCGTGTCTTGAGGTTCAACATTTATATGTGTCCTTCCTTTGCGTACCAATCAATGATCCGGAGCGTTGCTTCAACATCATTCATTGACCTGTGAGAGCCTTCTATCTTCTCTTCGAAGAGCTCTTCATATATGTCGCCCAGCTTGCGCATCTTACCCCAGACTCGCTGGCCAACCTCAACTGTGCAGGTGTGCTCATAAGGCCAAGGGAAGCTTGTGACCTTGTCTAGCCTCTCAAGCTCAAATTTCAAGATCTTTCTGTCGAAGCCAAGATTGTGGGCAAACATCCGCTTGGTTCCCAAAAAGAATTCATTCAATCTGTCGAGGTGTGCGATGAATGGCTTTTGGTCTTTGAGCATGTCGTCGGTTATGCCTGTGATCTTGGTGATCTTTGGATCGAGCATGTGCTTGGGGTTGCAAAAGAATTCAAGGCGATCAACCTCAATGAGCTCTTCAGTAAGCTTGATCGCACCGAATTCAATAATCTTGGGCTGCATGTCAAGATCAGAACCTTCCGCTTTGGGCAGACCTGTGGTTTCTAGATCAAAGACTATCAGCATCTTTATTTATCCTAACGATGAATTTGAGGTCAACGCCCAGTATGTTCTTCGTGTCGAATATGACGTAATTGTAAGATCGTTTTCCTGCAATCACGGGATTGGTGTGGGAGTCGGTGAAAACTTCTTGCGCCACTTCGATGTCACGGTTTGCGAAGAACGCTCGCCAATGCACAAGATCTTCTGCACTGCAATGCATCCCTAGGTGGCTGACTGTGTTCCTTGATCCTCTTGAATCAATCCAGTTGGGGCCAGAAGTATAATCCAAAACTTCAAACTCTTTGCCGGAGAACAGGTCATAGTTGAAAGACAAGTCAGCTTCGTTGGTGTCGCGAACGCCGAAAACATTGCCAGTTGCGACAACGTGATCTTCAGCCCAATCAGTTGCCCCAATCTCTGACAACAGCTTCTTGGCTGCGATTGGATCTTTCGGGACGATTGCTATTTGTTCAATTTGGAATTTCATTTCAGGCTCCATATGGAAGGATGCACCCAGTCAGGTACTTGTGGTGATCTTTTGATTGAAGTAAAAAAGCGACAAATTCTGCCAGCCTTTCTGGTGGCGTTTCTTCGCCTGTCAACAGACCATTGAGTTGATACTGCTGGGCATGCTCTTTGGTCCAGCCACGAGTGGCAACCACTTGGTTGTCGATGTCATCACTCATGCCAGTGCCGGAGAGTTTGTTAGGGGCTATCCCAAAAACTGTTATGCCATGCTTCTTGGTCAGCTCTCTGGCCATCTGCAACGTCATGATGTGGGCAGCACCTTTGGACGCATTGTAGGCCAAAGAACAAGTCATAGGCATGTGGGCTGCATTGCTGACGATGTTGATGACTGTGCCTTTGCTTTTGATCAGTCCTGGCAAGCAAGCCTTGGTCATCATGTAGATGCCTTTGGCGTTGGTGTCCATGACTTTGTCCCAGTCTGATTCCTCGAAGTTTTCAAGCCAGTCGATTATGTTGACGCCAGCATTGTTTATCAACACGTCAATTTTTTGACGCCAGACGTCGGAAATGTCTGGACTGCGGACATCCCTGCCATCCTCAAGATTGAAGCTGATCACTTTGTGGCCTTGGCTGATCAGCTTTTCTTTCATTGCCTTGCCCAAGCCTTTGCCTGTGCCTGTGATTAAAATGTTGCTCACTTTTTCTCCTCCTTGATGAGATATTCAACCATGGCCGCATAAACGGCTGCATCATGAATTGAGTCTTTGTGTTTCAGGTTGCTGTTTGCGAACCTAGTGATCTTGACAATCATCAACTCAAAAAGATGCCAGCTGTTGTAATCGCTGACTGTGTTGAGCTGCACCCCATTGGGGAACAAGCTGATCATCACCTCTCCGACAGTCTTGTAGTTGTCGCCGTAGACTTTATTTCGCTCTCGGAATGTGTCTGCCATCTCTTGCAGAATGTCTGATGGGTCTTTAGGACTGCTCACCTTCGGCTCTCCCTTCTTGGTATGCTACATCGACGGATTCGTCGTGCTCGTTGGACTTCTTGAAAGCCTCCTCCAGAGACATCCTCAGAGCAGGGCTGAGGTCAAAAAGCCTTGCAACTTTTTGCCTGTCAAATTCAATGTCGTTGCCGATCAATCTAAGTTCCATCAGAAATTTCCCTCCTGAACCTGCAGGCAAGTTATGCCCTCATCTCTCCACATGTCAACGCAAACTTTGCGGTCTTCCAGAGCAAACCAGACTTGTTCTTTTTTGTAGTTGGCACTAAACAATTCTCGCTTAACAATGTCGTCTCTGCGCTTGTCACCTGCTGGCCTCATCAACAGATGGTTGAATGGGATGTCATTCATGTTGAGCCAACTCATGGTCACGTCTCTGAATGATTCGTCCCGAGCGGTCATTATTACAA